ACCGCACCCTCTTTGTACTGGGTGAGCTTGTCCGACAGCTCCGAGTCGAACCGCATCGGCTTGTCCTGCATCTTGCCGATCATGTCGTCGGGGATCTCGATGAAGTTCGGGACCACTCCGGCCGCTGTGCCCCGCCCGCGCCGGGACGCCTGGGCCACCTGAGCGAACTGGTTGAACACGTCCGTTGCCGACTGGGGTGCCGTGGACGAGTCGCTGGGCCCGTTGCTCATACCGGCGGGCAGCCATACGACCCCGGCACCGGACAGGCGCGAGTCGATCTGGGAGAACTCGTACAGCATCAACTCCTCAAGCTCGGTGAGGACGTTGATGCACGCCTGGGTCGGTGAGTCGGCCCGTGCCGGGAACTCCTCGTCGGGGTTCCACAGTTTGACCACGATGTCCGCGCCGCCGATGAGCTGCTCGGGTCCGAAGCCCATGTTGAGGGCGTAGCCGCCGTTGCGTCGCTTCATCGCCGACGTCGAGGCGACGACCCACTTGTCCGAACCGAGGACGTTGCGCTTAGCCCGCCCGACGATGAAGGCTTCCCCGGCGACGGTCAGGTTCACCCCGAGCATCTTCAGCGCCTGGGCCCTGGCGGCCGGGCCACCGAACAGGGTCTGCCCGATCGCTGCGATCTCGGCGTCCTCAGTGACCTCGCCATCGGGTACGCCGTACTTGTTCAGGTGCTGAACGAAGATCCTCACCCTGCTACAGGCGGCACCGATGTAGTTCGCGGCGAAGTGAAGCTCGGGGATGCAGTGGTAGAAGCGCCAGGCTTCACGCTGCCAGCCCCGGGAGGTGAAGGAGTAGGAGTCCCACAGGTTGTCGGTGGGGTTGATCCGGGCCGCCGCGCTGATCGGGGAGATCTGGATCGACGCGAACTCGGTCGGTGGGGCAACCTCGATGTCGGTGCCCGGCTTGCGGCTGATCATTGGCTTGGCCATGCTGGGCTACCTGTCCGCGAGTCGGGAGGCGGTGTAGGACACGGCCAGGGCTGTGATGATGTTTCGCCACACTCCGCTGTCCGGGAAGGTCAGGAAGGTCATCGGGAAGGCGAACCAGATCGACCAGCACCAGGGGCAGTTGACGCCGAAGGTGAGCAGGTGGTCTTCGCCGACCTTGGTCTTGACCCAGGTGCGGAAGAACTCGGTGATCTTGTCTTCGACCATGAGCACACACAGGCGTGCGACTGCCCCGGTGAGCAGCACGACGAGTAGCACCAGATCGATCACGAGTCAATACTAAGGTAGAAACGGGCATTCAGGGCCATAGCCACCTATCTTGTGGGAGTCCAGAGCACACTGGGGTCAACCAGGCGAATGCGGCGCTTCTCCCCGGCCATCAGATGACGGGCGGCGTGGACCATGGCGTCCATGCGGTTAGGGGAGTTGTGGGAGTCGGTCGGGTCGAAGTTGAGCATCTCCTCCTCAAGTGAGGAGAATGTCCCGATGTGGTGTACCGAGTTCTGCTCGTACCTCATGGCGACCGGCTCGGCGCGCAGCTTCTTTCCCAACCTGGAGTCGACCCGCTTGATGGGTGGGGTCGTCCCGGCGGGGAACAGTTTGTCCTGGTCGCGTAGCTCGGTGTAGGCGTCGCGTAGGACGTCGATCATCCACCGCTTGGCCAGGTTCTCCTCCACCACGATCGTGTCGGCCCCGTAGCGGTGGAAGACACGCCAGATGTGCAGGGCGGCCGGTCGGGAGGTCAGCGGGACCGACTCGTCACCGAGGACGTACATGTGGTTCTTGGTGTCCCTGCCCATGACGACGACACCCATGAGGTCGCCTTCGTCGGTGAGGGTGGGGTCGACTCCTACGGTGAGGTGAGTCAGCTCAACGTTCTCATTCACCATCTCAAGGGTCATGCGGTTGGTGTCGATGGAGCGGAATCCGAACAGCATTCCGTCTCGGGCGTCGAGGAGTTCTCCGTAGAGTTCCTGGCGTCCGATGGTGGTTCCGGCGTAGCGTCTGTCCAGCTCATCGAGGGTGTACGCGGAAAGGTTCGCCGCATTGTCGAACGTCGATCCACGAATGAGCGTTACTGTTCCGTCATCGCGGGTCACCCATTCGCGTAGTAGGTCGATCGGCTTAGGTGTGGTGGCCACCAGGGTCCTAGGGTGATCCCCCAACAGGTCGGCCCTCAGTGAGGGCATGATGCCCTCGTACCAGGATTCGCGGGGCTTCTTCCACTTTGCTACCTCGTCGAGGACGGCACCTGCTGCGTTGTAGCCACGGCCGACGTCGGCTCCGTCCGCGCCTTCGAAGAAGATCACTGACTTGTGCTCGCCGATGACGACCTGGGGCTTCGGGTGCTTGATGTACTTGTAGGGGATCTCGCGCCGTTCGAGCACGCGCAGGACACCCGAGGGGCCTTCGATGGAAATCGTACGTGCGTCCGAAAGGGTCTCGGAGATGATGAGCCATTCGGTGCGGAAGCCATGCCGGTCGACAGGATGGTCCAATACGCGCTGAACGATCCATTCAGAGGCCAGCTTGCTCTTTCCGAATCCTCGCCCGGCAAGGATGAGGCATAGGGACCAGTCGCCCTTTGGCGGGATCTGCTCGGGCCGTGCTGTCCACCACCATTCCTGGCGTGCGATCTCTTTAAGCATCTGTGGGGACAGCGAATTGACCCACGCCTTCTGTTCGGCGGGGCTCAGCTCTTGGGCATATCGTTCTGCCAGGGAAAGACCCATGATCTGATCATATACACCACATGTCCGTTTAGTGTACTGTTCTGATGCTTGACATACACGAGTTGAAGAGGAGTACCATGAGCGAGGTGATCGACCAAACCGCTCGTAAGCTGGCAGAAGCTGGCTATGCAGCGGTCTTGGGCGGCGATCTGGCACGTTTGCGTGACAGGCTCTCTATGACCCGAAATGCCCAGGCTCGCCTGATCGGCGTGGAGGGGGAGAGCTTGAGAAGGTGGGAGGCCTTGGAGCGTGGGATGAATGTGGAAACCGCGATCCGGGTGGGGGAGTGGCTCTGGGGGGCTGAGAGGGCAATTCAATCACTGCCCGACCAGGCTTATCTGGAACTTATCCCCATCTCCACGGCGGCACGTAAAACGGGTGTCTCTGTGACCGAGCTGGAAGCCGCCTGTGACCGAGGCGAATACCGACATGAGCGTCTCGGAGTGCTCGGGACGTTCCTACACCGCAGGGGGGTTGAGGCGTGAGCGTCCAGAACATCCACGAGATGGACCGCTTCGACAGGGACAAGTTCCTCGCCAGCCTGGAAGACCTGCTGCCCGGTGACACCCTGACCACCCCCGTGGGCGGCAGCACCGTGTTCACCTGGGCCAGCCCGAAGCACCAGTGGTCCATCGAGGTCATCTTCAACATGGGCCGCTACATCGTCCGTGGCGGGGAGAACAAGTGGGTCCGCTTCGATGACGACCTGGCCTGGCTGCGCATGGTCCTCAAGCACTTCGAGGCCATCGAGTGAGTCCCCTGTGCCGCAAGTGCGGCAAGCTGATGGACAAGCTGCTGGTCGACCAGGGCCAGGACTACCACCCGACGTGCGCCCCGACCGACCCGAACGAGGCCATGGGCACAGCCCTGCTGTCCGACCTGACCGACGTGATCAAGTGGACCGACAACAACTCGGCCCGGTCCGTCCAGACCACGATCGGCCCGAGTGAACTCGGCTCAGCCTGTGACCGCAAGATCGCCTACAGGCTGGCCGGGACACCCGAGGTCAACTGGTGGTCTGACCCGCTCCCGGCGATCGTCGGCACTGCCGTCCACACCTGGCTTGAGACGGCGGTGACCGAGTTCCAGTCGAAGCACTTCATGGACAGGTGGGTCACGGAGATCACCGTCCAGCCGGATCAGATGGTCAAGGGGCACTGCGACCTGTACGACAAGGACCTGGCCTGTGTCATCGACTGGAAGACGGTCTCGCCGACCAAGCTCAAGACGTGGAAGTCCCAGGGCCCCCCGGATCACTACAAGGCCCAGGTGAACCTGTACGGCATGGGTTTGATCAAGGCCGGGTTCGAGGTCCGCAAGGTGTGCCTGATCGCCGTGCCCCGCTCGGGCTGGCTTCGGGACATGCAGGTGTGGATCTCTGACTACGACGAGTCGATGGCCCAGGCGACCCTGGACCGCATGTACGGCATCGCCGGTCAGATGATCAAGGCCGGGGATGATCTCAGTTTCGAGGAGATTTCGTCAGCCCCGTCCGGAGAATGTGCATTCTGCCCTTGGTATCGCGGAGGGTCAGGTAAGGCCGGAATGAGTGGCTGTTCCGGCAACACTGAAGCCAGCAAGGCCACGTACGGGAAGGGGATGATCAAGGATGCTTAAGTTCGACGATGGCTCCCACTGCCACTGGACATATCAGGCGGGCAACTACCGCAGCTTCTACTACTGGCCCCAGCGGGAAGATGTAGTCGACTACCTGGCCGAGCACGAGGAGTCAGGGCAGGCCAAGATCGTCCAGATCCACGGGGCCAACTGTTTCTGCGAGTCAAGGATGCCTGACGAGCTGGACCTGATCAACAGGTTCAAGTTCCACCCGGCCGACACGGACCGCAAGGCCCAGGCCCACGAGAAGGTCAGGCAGCTGTGCCTGAACACGGCCGTCTACCTCAACGACCTGATTCCCGAGGGCCGGGAGAAGGCCCTGGTCATGACCAAGATCGAAGAGGTCATGTTCTGGGCGAACGCAGCTCTGGCCAGGAACAACTAGCAACTCCAACGAACCGACGAGGTGACAAATTGACGAGCGCACGTGATCTGATCATGGGGACTTCATCCCCGGCGATGGCCTTCACCTATCCGAACGACGCGGTAGCGGGGAAGATCATCACGGAGCCGAAGGCTGTCCAGCAGACGGTCTACGACCCGCGTAACCCGCAGTCCAAGGAGCTGGCCTTCTGGCCGTCCGGCGACCCGAAGATGCAGGTGATCTTCCAGATCCAGACCGACTTCAGGAACCACGAGGGGATCAAGAACCCCGACCGGTCCTCGCCGGACAACGGGGCCAGGACGATCTACCTCAAGGGCAAGCACATGGAGCGGGCCACAGCCGAGGCCGTTCGTGCTGCCGGAGCCGACTGGCTGGACGTCGGGGGCATGGTCTACTACCGCTACATCGGTGAGGACATGACCTCCCTGGCCGGGGTGAAGCCGAAGCTGTTCGAGGTCCGCTACCAGAAGCCAGCAGCGCAGC